CTGTAACTCAATGATCTGCTGGCGGGTCTGCTCGATCTGGGTGGCCTCAACCTGATCCTTTGGAAGGATGAGCGAATTTGCAGTCTCTTCCCCGATCTTGCTGGCGATGTCCATCTTCATCAGCTCCGCCTGATTCACATTGGCGTTGCCGGTGTAGCGTTGAACAACAAGGTCAAGTGATGTAGCATCCTGCTGAGTTGTATCAGGAAGAAGCTCTTCGGCTGGAGAGTATGCCATCATCAGAATGTCTGCCGCGTCGAGATTTCGCTCAAACATGTTCAAGCAGCATGCGATAGCGTCCTCGTCGAGATGTGACGGCACATCGAATGGAACGAGGAATGCCGGAAGCGTCAGCCAGCTCTTCTCAAACGCTGAGACAACTGATTTGCGAGCCCATACGGCTGCTTCATTACCCTCCATCTGTCGCGCTGCGCTTAGTTTGGTAAATAGATCAGAAGCGGCCTTGACATGCTCGGGATGGCAGATTCCACGCTGCATGCGCTCCACTCCGAAGCAGTATTGAATAGACCAGCGCATCAAGATGCCCTGACGTAGTTGGTTCTCAATGGCTGCTACGCGATTGACTTCGGACGCGGTTTCTTTATCGCCTGAGTTTGGATCGGTGACTTGACCGGGGAGGAATGTTCCAACCTGAATCTCTGCCAGTCCTGAACAGAATTTATCAAGGTCGAGGAAGTCTTGAACATTGGCCTGAATGCCGTGCTGCTCCACTTCAAATCCTTCACTGATGTAGGCGATCGGATGCGCCACGGTCAGCGGCGCTATTCCCGGCTTCGCGTTCATGGTTTTCTTCAGGAGAATGACGCTGGCGAGATAGACGTTGTCGATCACGAGGTTTCGGGCTCGGTCGATTGCAATGTGCGTGTTGTATAAGTCTCGGCCTGCGCCGCGGGAAGACATAAGTGATCCGCTTCCAACTTCCACGGCAAACAGATTAATTGCCTCACTCATGGAGTCGTACCGATCGAGCTGCGTGCAAATCTCCGATCCGTCTTTGTCGTTCATGACGTAGCGGGAAACCTTCCCTTTCGGCTCGCGCACCACAACCTCTCCGATCTCAACGTACTTGGCGTCGGTCTCGTAGGCGGCTCCGTATCCACCCTCACGAATCCAATCCTCCCAGCGCCTTGCGTCCTCGTCGCTATTGAGTGAACGGGATGCTGGAACGGCTTGATTTATAGCCTTTGCAAGATTATCGAGATGCCAACCAGCAAGAGCAGAGAGACGAGGATTCTCAAACACTGGAAGAAGCTCGGAAATTTGATAGCGGCGCTTTCTTCCCCAGAGAGGCAGTGCGTTGGCATCTTGAGGGGCTTCGATTGGGAAGAATACGTTGTCTTGACGAAGGAACTCTGGCTTCCAGTCCCGAAGGTCATCCCATGTCCATGCGCAGAATCCGAAGGTTGTATTTTCATGAGTTGTCTGAGCAAGAAGGTCGGCATGTCCCTTCCACCCCCGGATGGTCTTGGTAATTTCCTCGCGGAATACCTTGGTCTTATGTTCTGAGTCGGCTGATTCAATTGGATATTTTGAGAATGTTAATGTGCTGGCGGTTTCAATAACCTCTTTGAATGGAGGCTGAATGCGTGAGACCATCGTGGATAAGAATCCCGTTGGCCGGTTGCTTCTCCATCCCTGACCCATACTTTCGAGCTTTTTCTGGTCATTTGGCGGCTCGTTGTTGAGCTTCTTTTGGATCGTCTGGTTTTTCTTGTTTCGATCGTTGTTGTCGTTCTTGAGGCGCTTGTAGCAGCTAGCCGCCTGCGCAGAGTCCTTGAATACCCGCTGAACGGCAAACGTATCCTCATTGATGATGTCCGTTGAATTGCCCGAAGCTGGCTCGTACGGAAGGTCAAGCTCTCTTGGGGCTCCATGGGCATCCGTAACGCGTGGCGCTATGTTCGCAAAATGGTTGGTGACTTTGGCCGGAAGTGGTTTTGTTGTGGCCATTTTATGCTTCGTTCATCCAGCAGGAATCTGGGAGGTTTTGTGCTTTGGAGAGCTGATCTTTCTCAATGAAGATCGCGGTTCTGTTGTCGTGGCGAAGGACGTGACATCCGCCCAGAATCTTACTCATGCCAACATCTCTGGCCTGACGTACTGACGCGCAGACCCGGAGCGCATTGTCGGTGCATGGTTGGCATTCGACCCTGAAGTTGGCATTGTTCGGACAGGCGGCGCAGATGGACGACCTGCGTGATGCCTCGGTGTCGGAAACCAGCTTGATCTGTTCTCCTGTAGCTAGAAGGTTGCTTGCCCATGTCACCACATCGTTGAGCAGGTCGCCCTGTGGCGTTGGTCGCTCAACGGATGAGAAGTTCACTTCCACTGAATCAACTCCATGGCAGAAGGTCGGGACGCGCCCGCATAGCTGCCGGTTTACATCACCCACAACATCACCAACTGGCAGGTTGTTGTTGGCTCGGTACGCTTTGACCACCTCATACAGATTGTCGAGGTCAAAGTGAGAGTCGAGCCTCACGTCGCCTTCAAAGAAATGATAACCGCCGGGGAAGACCATTCCCTTAATTGGTGTGGACATGATTAGATCGTGTTAATTGATTGTGAAACCTTGACTGGAGGCATGGGTCAATGTCTTACGATAGAACGCATCGCGTGGCAACGACTTTTTTTGCTGCACGCCGCAGTCAGTCAGTGTAGTGTGCCGCCATGAATCAATACGATGAATTGCAGTGTCAGGCGCTCAGGGATGCCGAGAAGCTAGCTTCAGGCGGTGAGGATTTTTCCCATCTCTGCAAATTGATGGACGGAGAGCGACAACTTCGCCTGAAGATATTCGTCCAGCAGCTCCCAAATGAAATCGCTCGTAAAACGATCTACGGTCGTGCGGTGACGAACGAAGAGGAGCCCAAGTCGAAGAAAGTGGCGCGTCCTCGGTGTAAGGGCGATAAGGGGCGCTGACATATCCCGTACGGTAGGATTTGGTGCTTAATGGACATCCGGGCGTTCTTTATTGCCGATCGGGTATAAATCGATTGATCTTTGCTGCATTTATACCCTATGAGGGGATTTCTAATGGAAATTCTAATCACTTTTTCCGTAAGAAAATTGGCTGAGACCGCCAAAGCGATCTCGTAACTCCTTCCACAACATAGTGGATGAAATTGGTAGCGAGGGTGGGATTTGAACCCACGATCCCCAGCTTATGAGACTGGTGACTTAACCACTTGTCCACCGCGCTATGAAATTGGAGCAGGCTCCCAGACTTTCACTGGGTTGAGTCCTATGTTGTGCTGTAACCAGGGTAGTTAGCTTCAACTGGAGCTGGCGCTGCAAGGAAATTGTTTACGCTCTGAAGATCGGCGCTCCAGGGAACCGACCCTTCGGGTAAACGAAGGAGCCAAGCGCGTCGGAATAAATTTTGAACCTCTGGGGGTAATGGAGCGTCACATCAGCAAAGGTTGCGTAGGTCTTTGTGACCCTTGTGGCAACCTTGGTCATCACTGGTTCGGCAGATGCCTGAACATTGGGCGTAGTTGTGGATTTGTTCGTCCCGTAGTTGGGCGCCGGGAAATTGCTGTAGGTATTGCCTTCGATGAATTTTGCCATGGGAGATGTCTTACGCTTTACATTGAAATTGGTCAAGGATCAATCACGCTGCCGCCGCACGCCATCCACGGCTTTTGTCTGGAGCCTTCATATATCTGATCTAAACTCCAGTTTTCAAGCGGGCGTATGTATTGGGTTGTGGCATTGGCTGTAAAAATTTCAAAGTCACCGTAAAAGCCCCATATTTCGTTTTGAAGTCCCACATAGCCCCCAAATATCTGTGCTACTCGAACAGAAAATACCGGGGTTCGATAGCCGTAATAGGGTGCAACATAGTTAGGGTCAGTTTGCGCATACCCATGTCGTGCCGCTGGCCCTCCGGGTTGCCACCATCCGGGATTTGGAAAATTCGCAAGAATCCTGTTTCTAGTAAATTGGTACAATCCCATTTGGGATGTCTTACGTTGTCGCCTGTTGCGCGTCAAGGGGTTTTTTCTCGAACCTCTGAACCTTGTGGTAGTGCGTGTATGGCGACTGAGTCATGGGACAGTGAAGTGTTCCGGCCTTGTGAGCCCCAAACCATCGTCCGCAGTGTCTGCATGGCTGTCGTAGCCGGGTGCGTTCTGATACGTTCATAGCAGAAGGAAAGCAATTCCTGCGCCATATAGGAATCCTCCAAACAACATCATGTCGGGCATTGAGTCAGGAAACCACATCTCCAGTTGGTCGCTGAAATATAGCACGACCCATGCGCAGGCGATCAGCAGTGCTCCTGTTACAACGTGAATGGTTCTCACAAGAATGCGGCAAGCATGCCGTAAGCGAGCGCCACGAAGTATAAGAACACGGCGCCCATGATGTATCCATACTGGCGCTTTGATACGGCGGTCTTCACGCACATAGATGCCAGACCTACCCAGAAGATAGCACCAAGCACAAGGCATGCCCTGAGCATTGTGAGGGCTAAAGATTGAGCAAGCGGGCTCATAGTGGTGATGGTGGAATTAATGCGGCCACAATCAGGACAAATGCGGCCACGACGATTATTGCGATGAAGAATTTCATGACAGTTGAAAGATGACCTTGATGCATTCGACGGCAGCGAATCCAAGGCAGGCGGAGATCGTGAGTCTCAAGACAATCTCAAGCACTAAGGCGACTGGAGTATATTTGTCGATATTGTTGTTAATGAAGTCCGCCTCATGCACCTGAATGAGGAATGCGAACGTGATGAGCGCGATGGCTGCAATGGCGAGGATTTGATCGATGTTCATTTATTTATTTGGTTGGATGTTTATTTATGACGACTGAAGAAAGAGCAATCTTCGCCCGGTGTTGCCACTCACCCCATTATGTGATCTTTCCCGCCTGTTGGTCGCAAGACCTTGGGCATTGGTGGCTCGGCCTCAGTTTTTTGCAGTGAATGGTCGCTCTTTCTTCAACCGTCAATGGAAATGTTTATTTGGTTGGGTTGTTGATGGCAAGGATTATTTTACCAATTAAAAATGAGGCCCGATGACTTCCGATTCTCGTGAGGAACTTCATGGCCATGAGGCTTGGTGCAGCGGTAGAACCTGGCCTCGCCGCAAGCCTCTACAGACATTGTGTCGGTGCATTGAAAGGCTGGCTTCTCCCCATATCCCTGCGGCCACTGCGTCTCAAATCCCAACTCCGTCTTGGCGGCGTGATGTCCGGCGTGGCCTTTTGGGCGCGAGCATGAGTAGGTGTCGCCCGCGCAGTTGGTGAATGTGTTGCCACAGGTCTTTGGCGCGTTCTTGTTGTTTTTCTCCATGGCGTCCGTCCATATCGGAGAGCCGATGGGATACGGCGCGTGCGTGCCTCCGTGACCGCTTGGCTTTCCGCATTTATATGTGTTTCCATATGCTCCAACATACTCGCTTAGACAGGGGCGGCGCGGCTCTTGAGATTGGTAAGAGCCATGCAACTCTCGATCGGTCTCTGTGTTTCGTCTTACATTGTCCTGCTCCAGTTCTCCGATGAGTAATATGGCCTCCCTTTCGATGTTCTTGATGCTGGATACAAGAGCGCGCAGAAACGCGACTCCTTTTGGTGGGTTGATTCCGTAGCTCATAGTTTTATTGATTGGTTGCGATCCATCTCTCCCAAATATCGCTTGGGTTTTCAAAGGTATTTTTGGATTATTTTTTTGGATATGGAAGTACGGGGTATCGCAGCACGGAAAGCAACTTATTCTTTCTGGGCTTGGATGCGTTGATGAAAACATATCTGTGCTTTCTTGGGCGCTCTTGCAGGCTGAATCTATCTCCGTATTTCTGGCGTATCTCCTCCGCTGTATATTTGTCCGCTATGGTTTGGCAGTGCTTATCTATTCCTGCAATTGTCCAATTCGTCCGCTTTGCGGAAAGACCGGTGTAAATCCAATTCGTTGCCTGATAAACAACACCCAAGTGTCCTTGATTTATCTCTGCATACGAAACCACGATCTCCTTTCCAGATTTCCGCACTGTGTTCCCAATGAGGAATGACTCTCCATTTTTCGGAACAGAATCGCACACCCAAAGGCGAGTCAGCTCTATGACATTTTTTGCATTCTCTGGGCCAGCAATTCCACACCTTAATGACGAGCTGCTGGGCGTACCGTAACAAACAACCCCCTTTATCTCCTCGCCCAGAAACAGCCCGAAGGCTATGCTGCACGGGCACCTGCGATGCAGATAGTGCCTTTCCACCACCAGCTTCATTGCCTCGGTATAGGAAATTTGTTTTATAGTGTATTGCTGTAGGGCCATTGGATTTATTGGTTGTATTATCGGCGCTTGTTCAATAGAGAAACAAGACCCGTGGTTGTTTTTGGCTTTTGGCATGGCTCCATAGGAACCGCCGCATCAAATTGACGCTTTCCTGCCTTTATGGAAAATCCAAGCAAGCATACAGGGCGATAGCTGAAGCCTCCAAGCGCCTTACACTCATTGCAGGTCTTTTTCTGTGATAATTTCATTTTTCAATTCGGTTTTATGCCTCAGCAATCCACGCCCCCACTGAAATCTGAGACAAATAGCAAACCATTACCGATTCTCCGACTTGATTGCCCTCCATGTCTGTAAAATACGAATATCCGCCGCGGTTATTCTGGATTTCTAAAGGTATTCCAGCTCTCTTGAGCGCCGAGTTGATTTGTGATTTTGATCGAGCGAGTTTCATTGGTATTTATTGATTGAGATTACAATAACCCAAGCAATATCGCCGTCAACTTTATTTTCGACTATTTTTAATCACCTGAGAAATCAATGAAATCGAGTTTCCCAACATCAAACTGCTCGCGCTGGCGATCCTCTCTCTGTGGTGGTTTCTGCGGAGTCATCGATCCAATCTCGCCAGACTTCATGCGGAACAAGTGAACCATCAAGCTGACAGCGTCCATCGCGTCCGGGCTCTTGGCTTGAAGGCGGTGCATGTACTCCTTCTTCGGCTCCACGCGATTGAGGCCCTTGCCCTTCTGCTTGTACCGGCGACTCACACATTGCTTGGACAGCTCTTCATTCCTGAATGACGGACTGATCTTGATGTAGCCAAACTCCAAGAATCTCGCCAATGCGAAGATCAGTTCGGTCACGATCCCGTCGTACTGTTCTTGGCATGTCTTGGCGTCGTCTGCCATCACGCGGCTGTCTGTCGCTGCCTCACCGTAGTTGACTCCCATCACATCTTCTCCGAAGTGGATGTCGTTACGCAGGCAGTCGTGTACTCCCGATCCATTGCCGGTACGATCGACGCAGCACCAACCAGGCTTGATGCGCATTGTCTTACAAAAGTCTTTGATGGCATTGGTCTGCTTCACGGTATCGCCTTTCGGAAACATCACCAGCCCGTCGAGCTGGAGTCCTACCCTCGGCTCGTTGAAGGCAATGATCTTTCCTGACTGTGGCGTCCATCCATCCACAAGTCCGAATCGGCCATGAGCCGCCACCATATTGTCGTTGCCTTCTAGGGCTAGATCGATGCCTGTCAATGGGACGACCGGCCCGATGAAGCGGTAGATGCCGATCGAGTTTTCGAACATGGCTGGGGTGATGATGCACATTGCTGTACCCTCGGCGGGGAACCATCCCCGGGCCATGGTGTCGCTTTCCGCAGTTCTCCCGGCCTGAAGATACGCCATGTAACCGTCGTATGTTTGGAAGCCCTCATAGATCATCTTCTTTTGGATGACGTTCTCGCTCTGTGCAGCGTCCAGCCGCAGGACGTGATAGCCCTCCTTGCTTGTCCATTCGAGGTCTGTCTCTTTATCAATCATCGTCCATCCGCCAACCGGCTCGCATCGCTGCCCAAAGTCGCTGGCTCGGTTCTTTGGGTTGCTCGCTGCCACAATCTTGATTTGCCCGCTCTTGGATGAGCTGTCGATCGTGGATGCGATGTTGTTGACACCTTCCCAGCATCCGAACGGGATTGCCTCGGCCTCATCCAGAAGCGCGAACACCCGGGAGAGTATGCCGAACTCCGGGTGGGGTTCTCCTTGGCGGGGAACAGGATGGAATCCACGCAGCACACCAGCTCCACTCTCGCCCTTTGCGATAGCCATGAGGTGAATGCCCTGCTTCTCGTCTGAGTTGCACTTGATCGATTCAGCGGCCTCGTGGCTCTCACAGCCTTTGGGCCTCAAGATTGCCAGCCGGTGAAAGTTCTGCATGGAGGCGAAAATGTTCGTCTTGGCGTGCTCCTTGGTGGCGCTGACGACCTTGATGCAGGTGTACTCTGGGTCTTTCCACCACTCGAGGTAGAACTTTGCGCCCACATTGTAAGACTTACCCATGGCTCCAGAGCCGGGGATCAGCAGCTTGTCGTACTGCTCGCAACACCTCCAGACGTCTCGTACGCTCTTTGGCTCGTAGTTGAATACCTGCTTGCCCCACATGAGCACGGCGGCTGCCTCAAACTGGTTATTATTGAGGAGGTGCTTGATGAATGATCGCACGACGTTCTCGGCCTCGGCATAGTCGAGGGTCTTATCGTCCTTGTCTTCCTCTGGATGCTCAACCGCGTAGAGTAGAATGTATTTCGCGGCAGCGAGCATGCCCTGCTCTTTGTAGCCCTCGTATTGAGCTCGGATGTTGTGAGCCATGATGACGGCTCTCTTCTTGGTCAATGGCTTTCTCATAGCGGTATCAGCCCAGTTGGTAGATCGCTGTTGTCCTCCTCAATCTCAACGTCTATCGAGTCATCGCCCATACCGTCCACTTGTTCGGTATCAATGTTGTGCCGGCGAGTTAGGTTGAACGTGATCGAATTTCCGAACTTGTCC